AATCCTGATTTCTCCATCCCATGCTTCTCCGGCTCCCATAGACTGTCCGGTAATGGCTGCCAGACAATTTCCTGTCTCCACGTTTCCGGTACCACCTTCCATCCTCATGTAAACGTTAAAAATGTTCCTATAATTGGCAATTACATGATCAATGGGATAATATAGCATGATGGTGTGTCTGCCGGAATGCCAGGTTTCTTCCGGCTGATGGATGTCAATAACCACATCATTGAACTCAAATATAAAATGGGCAACTGCCATACCATCCTCATTCCACGCCACAGGCACTTCCAATTCTATGGTCTGCTCTTTCGTGTTTCCAATAACATCCGGCTCTGTACCTTCTTCCGTTATACCCTCTTCTGCTTCTTCGCCCACGGTCTGTATAACAACTGCTGTTACATCCACAGCCGGAATCACCAGACTGGTCTTTGCTGTCACACTTTTTTCCACAGAATCTGCTTTCACATCCACAATTACCGAACCAAAGAACTGCGCCATGACTTCCTCACTGGTTGCAAATTCAATGGAAATAATCTTTGTATCTGTATCCGAAATGGAAAAAGCACTGGCATTGGTAAAGGTATGGATTCCAATCTTCCCCGCTGTCTTATTTTCTTCAATCTGATTCAAAAGTCCGGAAATATTCTTGTCATTCTTACTCTTTGCCCTTGCCAGTCTCGGATTCTTTCCGACACCTTTTAACGTCTGTTTTCCACCAATCTTTATCTGCATGGACATAACCGCAGATAACTTTGCACCGTCCGCATGACCTCCGGAAAATTTCAGTACATCCCCAAGGTCTAATGCCGGATTGCCAATGGTTTCTGAATCAAATGGTACATAATTGATAACTGCAAGGTCATTCAGGATATTGGTACAAAGTTCCTTTCTGGTCTCATCCACACCAAACTGTAACAGGGGATTTGTCCCCAGATTCATGGTAAGACCATCATCCGGCTCCAGTGCATAATACTCTGACATCTCCGTTTTTAAATTCGTGGAACTTACCGCTGTATATCTGGTGATAAAATCAGAAAAACTGGAAGTGAATCTATGTCTGCTGCCAATCTCCATGACCGGCTCTGCACCGTACTTTCGTAGCTCCAGTTTCCCAAATCTGTTGATACAGAAAAATCCACCAAGCACCTGTCCAATGTAATAAAGCATGTCACGGTAAGTTTCAATGTCATTTTCCGTATAGACAGAAAGCACCTCTGCCCCATTTGGCATTGCTTCTATTTCTTCCCTTGTCTGGGCAAGTTCCACACGACACGCCTTACTGCAAAGTTCCATAAAATCATAAGCATTGCCAACCGTCTCAAAACCATTGAATGCCTCATCAAATCGGAGCATGTAATCATACGCCTTTATCTCCAGACACTTGATTTTCCTGTTCGCTTCGCTGATTTCAAAAATCCCCATCGGCACTTCTTCCCATGAGCCATCTTCCAGTTCCAGATGATAGAACAGTTCCACTACTGCATCTTCTAATGTGTACCTGTCCACATCTATAAATAAGGTAATCCCCATCTCTGCAGCATACACCGTACCAAGTTCCATTTCCGTACTACCACAGCACTGGGCAGAAATATATCCGCTTCCTTTTACAATCTCTTTCTCGGAAAACTCATGTACCATGCCCGCTTTCGTGGTAATCTTTCCCGTCCAGTAATATCTCCTTGTGTTCTCCTGCACCGCTGACAGGAATGCTTCACTTACCGGGTACATTCAAACACCGCCCTCCTAAAATTCTTTCAAAATAAAAGAAACTGTCCAAAGACCTTTATAAGAAGTGTCCTTTTCCAGTTTCGCCTTAAATCCCTCAACATACATTTCTGTATTTTTCAGTTCTGCTGTCTCTGTATCAAAATAATCCACCGACAACTTATCCTGTTTGGAATAAGCCGTCAGTGCTTTCAGCCATTTGGCTGTCACAGAAAAAGAGACAGAAATGTTCACCACTCCCTGACGGACAACATCCCTCTGTGTGGTTCCCGCTTCTGTCTCTCCGCTACTGTCCGCTTCCACCGCCGACAAAGACACATCATAAGAGTCCGGCAGAGGAAGGACAGTTCCGTCAAATTTCAAATATTCAAAAAATGCGATCTTACCTTCCTCCACTTCTTAAATTCATTCTCTGCTGTGCATCCACGATCACTTCATCCAACATTGTTCCACCCAGATAAATTGGAATCACAATATCCCCATGCTGTCCATTCATCCGGCTAAGTGCCTCTGTAATGGCAGATGTGATTCCACTAATGCTCTCTGTTGCTGTCGGTGCTTTCAAATTCATATCCGCACCATATCCGGCTAACGCCATCTGTGGACTAATAACCATATCTGATGCAACACCTTCCACAGCTTTTGAAACCATTGCCTTACTCTGCTCAATTCCCTTTGCCAGACCACTCATAAAGTCAGGCATCCATGATTCATAATCAGTTAAAGGACCTTCATCCGGAACAGAGAAATGCAAGAATGAACGAATAGTCTCCGCAACATTCGTTACCGCATCTTTGACTTTTCCAATGCAACTCTTAATACCATTCACAATTCCCTGAATAATATCTGCTCCCCATTGAAATGCAGAAGATGCCAGGTTCTTGATAAAGCTGACTGCATTATTGAATCCTGTCTTGATGGTATTCACAATGCCTGATACCGTGTTCTTAATGCCATTCCACATGGAACTAAATGCACCGGACACCACGGATTTGATGGTATTTAGGACTGTGGTAAATACTGTTTTTATTGTATTCCACACGGTTGTAATGACTGTTTTTATCGCAATCAACACCGTTGTAATCACAGTCTTGATTGCATTGAATATGGTTGTGATGATTGTCTTGTAAATATTGAAATAGGTGCTCACTATCGTACTGATCACATTCAGCACAGTGGTAAATATCGTTTTGATACCCTCCCAGATAGCCGAAAAGAAATTTTTAATTCCATTCCAGATGGTCTGCGCCGCATTGCTGATCGCTTCCCATGCAGACACAAAGAACTCCTTAATGGCAGTCCATACCGCAATGGCAACTTCCTTGATATTATCCCACAAATCAATCCAGAACTGCCTGAACTCCTCATTGGTATTCCACAGATAAATAAACGCCGCTACCAGTGCGGTAATGGCTGCAATAATCAGGAATATCGGATTGGCAAGCATGGTTGTGTTGAGTGCTGCAAAAGCGGTCTTTACCGTATTGATAACTCCGGCAAGTTTCGGTACCACCGTCATGATCGTACCCACTGCACTCATAATCTTGCCCACAATAATCAGTACGGGACCAACCGCCGCAACCACCATTCCAATGATGACAATAAACCTTTTTGTTCCATCACTCAATCCGGAGAACCATGCTGTCAATTTGGAAATTGTCTCTGCCAGTGACATGAGAAGCGGTGCCAATACGGACATAATCGCATTTCCCAATTCAATCGCTGTATTTTTAAGCTGATTGATTGCTACCTGAATGGTATAGGAATTGGTCTTCAATTTTTCAAATGCGGTATCCGTTGCACCGGTACTGTTCTGCATTTCAGCCAAAGTTCCATTGAATGTTTCTGCACTGTCTCCCAGTAAGATAAGACCGGCTTTTGCCGCCTCTGAACTTGACCACATATCACCAAAGGCAAGCCCCTGTTCTGTAGCAGCTCCCTCAATGACTGCAAGACATTCCGATAAACTGTAACCGCTGTTCATCAACTCTGCAAAGGAACTTCCAGTCTTCTCTTTCAGAATATCCGATACCTTTGTGCCGGACTTCCCAAGTTCATTCAGCATGGAGTTCATATAGGTTGTGGATTCCGCTGTGGCAACACCGTTTGCGGTCATAATGGCATAACCGGCACAAAGCTGGTCTAACTGTACCCCGTAGGCATTAGCAGTCGGAATGACCTTACCCATTGCAGAAGATAATTCCGCAACCGTAGTCTTACCTAAATTCTGTGTCTGGATGAGCATATCCGACACATTGGTTACCTCGCTTGCTTCCATCCCATAGGCATTTAAGATGGTGGTCAGAATATCTAACGCATCTCCCGCATCCGCAAAACCGGCTTTCGCAAGTTTGGTGGAATTGGATACAAAATTCACTGCGTCCCCTGTGGACTGCCCTGCAGAAATGGCATTGTACACATTATCAGCAATCTCCGTGGAACTGATACCCGTTTGATTGGATAAATCCAAGATAGCCTTTTCCAGTTCATCAATGGGAACTTCCGTGGCATCCGCAATAGTCGATACCTTTGCCATTGCGTCCTCAAAATCCAATGCGGTCTTTGTACTGGCTGTACCCGCTGCCACAATTCCGGCAGATACCACGGACATTTTCTTGCCCACATCCGTGACCTTATCCCCGGCAGATTTCAAAGACTCTCCGGCATTGGCAATCTTCTGTAATGCCACCGCTGACTGCTCCGCCTGTTCTTCCAAATCTTCCAAAGCCTGTTCCGTGGCAATGATTTCTCGCTGGAGTGCATCATACTGGTCTTTGCTAATCGTTCCCTGTTCCAAAGCGACATTGGCCTGTTCACTGGCTGTCTTTAAGGCTTCCAGTTTTTCTTTTGTCGCCTGAACCTCTTCATTCAATAATCTCTGTTTCTGGGATAAGAGTTCCGTATTGCCCGGATCTAATTTCAGCAGTTTCTCCACATCACGAAGCTGTGACTGGGTATTACGGATTTCACTGTTCACGCCCTTTAATGCTGTTGTAAGTTTCGTGGTATCTCCACCGATTTCCACGGTAATACCCTGTATTCTGCTTGCCATTTATCCTCTCCCCTCCCGTTTTTAAGCAAAAAAATAGAAGCATTTCTGCTCCGTCAAATCTATCTATTCCCTAAGATTCACAAGACCTTTTGTCTTCTGATCTACATCTGTTACATATGGTGGTTTATCACAATCCACCCACTTCCCTGTTTCCGCATCTTTAATCCTCCAAGACAAATCATTATCTTTTGGTCTGGGAAGTTCTAAATCAATCAGACATTCATCCATCAATCTCTTCTTTTCCTGTTTTCCACATAGAAACATCAAATATCTATACTGTTTCCCCTTAAAATGGAGAATGTTGTATTTTCTCATCTGCTCTGCTGTTGGTCTGAATGTAATACGCTCATCTTTCTGTCCTTCCGGTACCAGAAATGATTTCATCTGTCGGACATGAATCTTCACACCATCCTTCATATACATCTCGCCCTCGGAATATCCAGCATAGATAAAGTTGGATGCTTGATACACATATCCGACTTTCCCAAGCATTCCATCCGCCCAGGTAAATAATATCTTCAATTCTGGAATATTCCTGTGAATCCATTTCACAAGTTGTGATAACATCTGGGATTCACTGTTTCGTGGCCTCTCTTCCGTCATGCACATTCGTCCAATCTCCAGATAATCTTTTGTATCCAGACTCGGAAAAATTCTCTGTATGGTATGTCGTGGTCTTGTTCCCCATCCAAGCGTAACTACACCCACCAGTTCCTCTCCCAGAAAGAATCCAAGAAAATATTTATTCAGTTTCGGAAGCGTATTGGAATAGTGATACTTCTGAATCATTTCCAAGGCGGCTTCCTTTGAAATCTCTGCTATATCAAATTTATACATTTCCTCACTTCCTTGCATAATAAAAGCACCTACCATTTCTGATAGATGCTACTAAGAATCTTATTCAATTAACTCTGCGAAAACCTGAAATTTTCTGCTCCCCAAACAGGAATTACAGAGACGATTTATACAGGTGTTCCAACTTCGATTAGATTTCCGTCAAGATCATAGAATCTGACCACCTTTTGCCCCCAACTGTGTGTCATCAGGTGATTGACATATTCGATTTCAGGGTAAAGTGTTTCAAGACGCTCTACAAATTGTTCTATGTCAAGCTCTTCAAAATACAACTCAGACTGATTACTGTTTGAAATTACACTTCTTTTCGTGAATTGTTCCCAATAGCCCAATTCCTGTAAATATAAATTATTCGTCAATTCCATATTCCCATCGTTGTCTTGAAGCAGTTGAAACCCAAACATATCACTATAGAACTTTAATGCACGGTTACAATCTTTAACAACAATAAGAGTTCCTTTGTATTTCATATGCGTTCTCCTCCGCAAATTCAAATTCTCGTGAGCGTCTACCCACGAGAATAATCATACTACAAAAAAGACAATTTCTCAATTAGAAGCGGTCAAAATCTTCCTGTGTGGCAAGCTGTGCATATTTGCAATCATCATTTCTGCTCTCCGCATACATATCATTGATAAGGCCTATCGACAACAGTTCCAAATCTGCCATTGATAGGCCTAACTGCACACACCTTAACAG